CCATATCGTCAGGATGCAGATAGGCACCCCCGTGCTTGAGTGCGAGCCGCGCCCGCGCAAGCACCAAGGCCTTCTGCTGGTCCCTGGTCAGTTCGCCCACAGCTTCTTTTCCTCATCCGACATGACGGACCACTCATCCTCAGTCACACCATCCGGCGGCTTGTCGGGAATGCCCTTCTTGCCAGCATCACCGGCCGGAGCACCCTTAGCGCCGAGATCATACCTCGTGCCATTGCCGAGGCCGTCGATGATGTCGCGATAGATGTTGAAGACGCGCTTGAGGTTGTATTCGAAGTCTTCGCGCTTCATGGTCGGATCGAGCTTGCCGATGGTGTCGGCAAGCATCGCTTCCTCGCGTTCGGTCACGGAGCCAAGAGCGCCGCCTGTGGGAGAAGCCTCGCGCATCTTCTGCAGTTTATCAATGGACGCGTTGGCCTTCACCGTGTCGATGAAGCCCTGAACCGACTTCGCGTCGCTACCCGGCTGCCAACCGGTCAGGAGCGCTCCTGCCCCCGTCGTCCATTCTGGATCATTGGCGACGGTGTCGAGGGCGCGGCCGATGTCGGTTGTAACGATGTCGGCCTGCGTGGTCTTCTCGCCCTTCTTCGTGGCGTCCGCCGCGTCGATCGTTTGTTGCTTGATGTCGGCCGGTCCGTTGGGAATAGGCTTCATGCCGGTGACGTTGCCGTTCGCATCGCGTTCGACGTACCAGCCTTCGGGGATGGTTCCGATGTCGTTATTGCCACCGACGTTGACGGTCATGCCCTTGCCGCTTAGCGGCTTCAGCTCGCCCGTCGCTGTGTTGACCTGGTAGAGCCCTTTGTCATCAGGAGAGATGCCGTGCGCGGTCCGATCTTCTGGACTCGTGAGGTCGGTCCACGCATCGCCCTTGGCCTTAGCTGCAGCCATATGCTCCTGAATTGACGCCTCGAGCTCCTTCACCTTGAGCGGAAACAGCTGCTCATCGTGGGCCGCAGCGAGAGCGGACGACGAGCCCTTCACGAGGATGGGCGCAAGTTCGGGATGCTGGCGAAGCTGGTCGACCTGCTCTTTGGGCACGCCCATCTGCTCGTAGTAGTCGGTGACCTCTTTCCACTTGTCGGGGTTCACCGGCTTGTCGAGCCCCTGATCCAGCGCATAGGCAGCACCAGACCCAAGTTCCTCCATCTTGTCAGCAACCAGCTTCATCTGCTGAGCCTGGATGGTTTGATCGTTGGACTTGGCCTGCTGATACGCGCCAACCGGATCGATCTGCGGCAGAGCGACCTGCGTTGCGGGAATGTTGCCGAGAGAAAGCAGGGCCATTACGCAGTCGCTTTCTTGAGGAAGTCCCAGCTCGAAGAGGAGCCAAGCGACTTGCCGATGCCGTTCATGCCGTTGCCGAGCGCATTGAGCCAGGAGTTGGTGCCGCCAATAGTGCCGCCCGCCTGTGCCGTGCCGAGGTTGATGAGGTTGTCAGCGATGTTCTGCCCACCGCCTGCCATCAGGCCCGCGGTTGAATTTGCGCCGCCCATGATGGTGCCGTTGTTCGCTGCCGCACCGCCCATCAGGACATTGTTGTTCGCCGCCGCTGCGCCCATGCGCGTGTTGGCGATGTTGCCAGCAGTGCTGACACCGAGATCGCCAAGATGAGTGGCCGCCTGCTGCCCGTTGTCTGAGACACCCGAGAGCCTGTCGAGATATTGCTGATAGGTCCGGTCTGCGAGGCCCATGCGGACGCCCGTGAGCGCCTTGAGCGCCGCGCCCGAACCACCCAGCCCAAGCGCGCGGAGGTTGTTGACGGCGCCCTTCTCCGCTTCCTTGACATCGAACTGGTAGCTCGGATTTGCGCGGAACTGCGACTTGAACGGCGTCCCACCCGCGCCAGTTTTGCTCAGCCCAAGTTCGCCCTGATACTGCGCAAGGGCGTTGCGACCCGCAGTGAGCCATGGCGCCATCGTCCTTTGGGCGCCAGCAAGACCCCCACGAAGCTCCCGGATGGAAGCTTCCTCACGGCCACGTTGCTGTGTCAGAGCCCGATCGGTGGCAGTGTTCTGCTGCCTTACGGCATTGCCCGTCGCGTTTTTGAGGACATCCGTCCCCGTCTTCAAGTTCCGCTGCTGGAAGTCGATCGCCTTCTGGATCATCCGCTGCTGCTGCTCGGATGCGGCTTGCGCGCCCTGCTGCCCAATGAGCCCACCCAATAGCGAGCCGCCCACTCCGAGGAGTGCTGTCAACCAGTCCATTGTGTGAAGCTCCTAGGAGATGACCACGCGGTCTTGCGCGCGCCGCCAGCTGGTTCCGTCCGAGAAGGCCAGCGTTGCGCCGCCTGCTTCGTTGCTGACGTAGATGATGCCGCCGCGGGAACGCGTAGCGTCCGGCACAGTGGCGACGGTGTAGATCGGGGCCATCAACGGCCCCGCGATGATGCTGCGGATCGCATTGAGCAGCCGGAACCCGTCAGTCGTGAGTTTCCCCGACGGAACCGTAAGGATGAGGCCCGAAGACAGCGGCGGGACGGTCATGAGTTGCCAGCGTCGGCGTTGATCTCGACGCCCATGATCGCAAAGTTGAAGTCACCCGCTGCGCTCAGTTCCAGAACGGGTTTTCGCCCCTGCCCGATGAAGCGCCAGGTGGGTCGCGTCTTATACTTACCCGTAACACCAAGGCCGCGGACCAAGCTGTTGCCGAATGTCTCGCCGTCGAGCGCCACGCGAAGCATGACCTCTGGGGTGACATCAATGGCCGCTCTGCCGACCTCGCAGTCTGCGAATACCTCGAAGATCGTCACCCTGCGGCTGGCGGTCCAGCCCGGAGCCGCGCGGGCCGTTCTTACGACAGTGCCGCCCTCGTCCTGGTTGATGTCGAACGACAGCGAGCAGAACCCAGCCGCCGTGAGATAGTAGTCGCTGAAGTGGCCGTTGGAACCGATCACGTCCCAGCTCGAGGAGCCATAGGTCTGCGCCCGGTTCCACAACCCCGTTGTGAGGTTGTATTGGATGGTCAGTTCATAGGGGAACGTCAGCGTATAGAACTTGTGCCCGCCGATGGTGTAGATCATCGCATAGGCATTGAGTTGGCCGTCAGCGGAAACCTTGCGGATCGCCTCATTGATCGGAGCGGTAGAGATCGGAACCGGCCGGAAGCCCTCATAGCGATAGACGATGAGGTCATTGCCGAGGCACATGACCGTGTTGTCGTCGGAGGCGAAGGAAAGCGGCGCCACCGTTCCCCGATCGATCTTCACTTGAAGCTGGAACGGAAAGTCAGCGCCTCCCGTATCGACCCACACCTCCGTGGAGACCGTGCCGGGCAACCACAGATCGTTGTGATCGGTGAACACCGTCATCAGCGGGTCCGGGTTGCTCTCCGCCGTGGCGAAGTCGAGCGCGTTGATGACCGAGAAGTCGTTGGCGGGCGAGATGAAGAACTGGTCGGTATTGAGGCTGTTCACGACCGCGTAGCCGTTGATGTATGCGAGGTTGCCGGGAAGGAACCCGCTGGCGTTGGTCACATTGCCGAGAACAGTGCCGTTCCAGTATTTAAGCGTGGTGCCGTCCGACACCATGATCTGGTCATTGTCATTGAACACCATCGTGCAGCGGCCGGATGCCGTCGCCAGGGTGCCCATTGACGTCAGAGCAGAGCCGTCGAACTTGTAGAGCGTGTCTCCAATGATCGCGTAGTGAATGCCGTTGTGCTTCTCGATGCAGCGCTTCTCGCCGGTCTGCGCATAGACAGCCTGAAGACATGGACGCTGCCGGCGAACGAGCTGCGAGCGGCCACTGACGGCGGCCTCGCAGAACATGTTGATGAGCGTCTCGTTGCTGTTCTGGATTGGCCCGCTCTTGCCTTCCTGCATGGCAAACGGGACATCGACAAACTGAGGCATTTACCGCCTGTAGCTGTAGTAGTCGGCTTCGATGGTGACCGAGCCGTTGTCATTGCCCGCGTCGAACATCTTGAGCTTGCCCATCGCATTGTCGGCCTCATCGGAGATGCGCGAGAACTCCGGCGTGCCTGCCCGGCCGTAGAGGGGCCCTAGGGCCACAGCGAGCCGGTGCGTGACAGCCCATATCCATTCCGGCGGAATGTCGAGGTTGTCCGTCCCAGCATCGGTATCCATGATGCGGCGGCGATAGGTGAAGGCGACGGAATAGTCCGAGGCATCCGGCACCGGCCACACATAGAGCACGCCGCCGTCGCGCTGCCGGTCGTAGAACCACTGCGTCGGAAAGCCCGTGGAAGTCGGGTTGGGCAGCCGGTAGTATTCCTGCCGCGAAATGCGGCGCATCTCGATGTAGTTGCCGCTGCTCTTGACGACCCGCATGTGGCTGATCTCGAACGGCACCGTGGTGAAGTCACCCGCAGCCTGGAACGTGTAGTCCTTGTCGCTGGCAACGAGGGTGAGCGTGCCCTGTGTCTCAAGCCATGTTCCGAGATCGGGATCGGCCTCCATGTCCTTGAGGATCATCGTCAGCCAGTCGAGCCCGATGGTGAGCTCGTTGGCTTCCAGCGACTCTTCCTCAGCACTGATGCCGAGCAGCCGGCGCGCGTTGGTGATGACGCTGACGGCTGTGGGGTTGAAGTCCGTGCTCGAACTGACCGTCATGGCGTGATGTCCTCAGGGTCCATGAACACGTCGGTTGGCTCGGGCGCTCCGCCGCCCATCACCTGCTGGCGATCAGCGACACCGCGAACGCTCTCTTGTGGATGCTTGGGGTCCCAGCACTCCTTGCAGACGCGAAGGCCGGTCCATTCCCGGCGCAGCTCGTCCGCGTGACGCTTGAAGCCACAGCGCTGGCAGATGACAGCCGCGCCTCCGGGGCCGGATCGGAAGGTGTACATTGGTCACCGCAGATGATGTTGGGGCGCTACCAGCCGAAGGAATTGCGGATCAGTGGATTACTCGGCGCCCACACTGCCGCAGAGAGAGTGAGCGAGCCGACTTTTGCGCCGTCCCAGACGAGGTTCGCGGTATTGACGTGATCGTACTGCCCATTGACCACGATGCCGGTGATTGTCCGTCCTGCGGGACTGTAGACGGCCACCATCAATGGGCCATTGCCGCTGTCTGATGCAGCCTTGGCGCGAGAGACCAGTTGTCCCCTGATGCGAATATCGGTGAACTGCACGTCGATGCTGTCGATCGCCGAGAAGGCACCGTTGAAATAATGGCCGATCTCGATGTCGTTGAAGCGGTTCCCGTCCGAATTGCTCTCGACCATGATGCCGACGCCCGACGGGCTCCCCGAGCAGAACGGGATCAGGCCTTCGGAAATATCGGCCCCTATCGTATCGGACAGGTTGATGATGTCCTCTGCCCACGAATTGCACCGATCATCCTCATAGGAGAAGCGCCGCAGCGTGAGGGCTTGGCAATGGTTCGCCTGCACGAACTGCCCGCGCGGCATTGGCCCGCGCACGTCGTGCCCTTCGATGTCCGTCAGCACCGCACGCGCGCAGCCGTTGAGATAGATGTTGCTCGATCCCTTGCGGAGCGTGACACGGTTGATCTCGGCATCATCGACTCCTTCCATGTCGATGTTGATCGCGTCGTCTGTGGGGCTCACCCCAGAGCCCGGCGCGCCGCCATTGATGATCTCGCAGTCCTCGACACGCAGCCATGGATGAAACTTGGCCTTGATCCCCGCTCCGCCGAGCCCGGCGGTGTTGTGCGTGATCCGGCAATTGGCGATCGTGACGTTGCGGTGGCCGTTGACATCGACGCCGATGCCAGCGGAGTGAATGTCGAGGCCTTCGATCACCTGCCCATCGGCAGAGGCAACGACGGCGGGAGAAGCGGTGAGCGTCATGCGAGAGCCGCCTTTGTGTAGGTTGCAGCGAGCGTGGCAGCCGACTGCGGATTGGCCGGGAATAGAGCGATCTTCTGGAGGAACTGATAGTTGTTGTTGGCGGTATCGAAGCCGCTACCGCCAATGCCGATCTTGTTGAGGCCGGTCGGACGGGTGGCCGACACATCGGCACTCGCTGCGGAGCCACCGACGAGCTGCAGGTTCACGTAGTCGAGACCCGCCGCAAACACGATCGTGTGCGAGCCCACCGACTCGGCATCTCCTGTCACAACGGCCTGTAGCCCGCCGCCCGACAAGGTGACGTTGCGGAAATTGCCCGCGTTCTGATCGATGATGACGTCGTTGTTGTAGGTACCATCCGAGATGATGACGATGCCTGGGTTCGGAGAGATGCCGATGCCGAGTGTGTTGATCTTGACGAACCCCGAGAAGCCGCCATCCAGGCCAGAGATGCCGGACGAGATGACTTGCTGATTACCCGTGAGTGTCACTCCCGCGGCCGTCGTCGGTATCGGTGACGAGGCGCAGGCCCCGACCTCCAACTGACTGAAGTCAGCGGCAACACTGTCCCCAGAGGTAACGATGCGAATGCCGACCGTTGGGTTGGCGAGCGTTTGGGTGACCGAGAACCGCTGCCATGCCGTAGTCAGCACCTTGGTCGTCCACGTTGAGCCATTATCGATCGTGATGTCGATGTTGCCCGTGCCGGAGATGCGCTTCAGGAACACGCTGTAGGTATCGGCGCTTGAGGCCAGGGTAATGGCCTGGAGAACGGTAGCATTCCCAGCAGAGGCCGTGAGCGTCGTGGCTGAGTTGACAACGCCGTCGATGCCCGTGGCCGTCTCGGCCGTGGTCATGTTGGACTTCGTCCACGCCGCATTGGTCATGTCGCGCGAGCGAAGGCAGCTGTTCGTGCGGGTCAGTGTGGTTTGCAGGCCAAGGTCAGTGAGTACCGGAACGTTGGCGCCGAACGGCAGATAGAGGCCCGCAGAATTGGGGGCGTAGATCGTGCCAGCATGAGTGTCGGTGACTGCCCCGAGATTGCCGCTGCCGGCGACGAAGTCATACCAGAGGCTCGCCCCTTGTGCCCACGCCGGCTCCCCCGGCACAGCACTTGACGACGACAGCGATACCGATACCGGCTGGTTCGGTCGGTAGACTGGCCGGCGCGTCAAGGCGTTTGGGCGCGGCGGGATCACTTCACCTGCACCGGATCGCGGTAGCCCTTCTTCATGTCGAGCTGCAGCTGGAACGTGCTGTTGAGCGAGAAGCCGATCGTGGAGATCAGCACCCTGCCCGTCGCGTCAGGTCCGGCCAGTTTGTTGGTCAAGCCGCCCTGCTTGCTGTAGTCGATGCAGACTTCATCGCCGCTCAGCTCAGCGAACTTCACCGGCGGGACGGCGTCCCAGTAGAGCTCCACGACGCCGTAGGAGACCTGCCCAGTGATCCTCTGCATCTTGACGGTCTTGGCGGCTGGGTTGAGCAGCGCTGGGTCCACGAGCGTGACACCCGTGAGACCACCGGCACCATCGCTGATGCCGGTGAACTGCATGGAGACGGTACGGTTGCCGTCAAAGATCGTCGTTGACTTCAGTTCAACGGCCATGGCCCGCCCCCTTAGTTGGTGATGTTCACTTCCGACCAGACGAGGGACATCGTGAAGATGCCCGTCTGCGCGATTGAACCCACCACCCAGACGAACTGGCCGGGCGGAACGATCATCGTGCCGTCAAAGTCGTAGGAGAAGCTGGAGACGGGACCGACGCCGGTCGCGCCTTCATGGGAACCGCCGAGCCAGTAGCAGGCGGTGCTCGCCACGACGGTGGCCGTCGACGGTGTTGCTCGCATCGAGGATACGTTGCCGCCACCAACGATAACGTTCCTTAGCGTGGTGCCGAGGACAGCGTCGGTGAACGCCGTAATGTTGGAGCTGGCGTTGACTGAAGTCGCATAGGTGTTCGCCAAGCCCCATTCGCCAAGGGCGATGGTGCCGGACGTGAAGCCGATGTTGAGCTTCTGGAGAACCGCGTTCTTGGTCGTGGAGGTGTTCCACAAACCGAACGTTGCCGCAGTGCCGGTGGAGATCGGAGCCGCAACGCCAGCAACAGCCGTCGAGAGGATGAAGCTGTTGCCCGATGCATTCTCGTTGTAATACTTGCCGTTTGAGAAAGAGAGTCCGGCCATTCAGGCCTCCTGTGATGTGATGTTGAGGGGAAGCCTGCGGATCACGAGTCGACCGCCGGGATAACGAAGCCGGTAGCGCCGACCACGCCGGAAACGCGGTTCTCGAACGGGAAGACGCCCACTGTCGTGGTGAATATCTTGTCCGAGGCGGTGACCAGCGTGCCGGAGAAGTTGCGGTAGACGACGCCCGTAGACGACGCCCCGAGCTTGGCGACAGTGCCGTCCGTCGAGGCCGTCTGTTTCGAGATGACGACATTGTCTCCGATCTCGATGTTAGTCGAAGCGCCGGTCGTCACCGCGAGAAGGATCGGGGCGTCGGCCGTGCGTTCCGTCACGCAGCGGTTGCCCGTCAGCACCACGTCGGCATTGGCGTCCGCGATGGTGATGAAGCCGGTCACAGATGTGACGCCGGTTCCGGACCACGAGTTGTTCACCGCCGTGAGGCCGTCAGCCGTGTTGGCAGCGCCCGTCGACTTGATGCAGCACAGGAAGTCAGTGGCAGCAGCGGTGTCGCGGAAGGAACAGTTCTGGATGGTGAAATTCTTCGCCGTCGTGAGGGCGAAGCAGGTTGCGAGCGAGAGGAAGTTCGCAACGAACTGGCAGTTGGTGAAGCTGACATTGTCCGAGGACACGAGGATAGTGGCGGTGTTTGCCGTATCCAGCGTGAACTTCGGACGGTTGGAACCGACACCGAGACCGACAACAGCAACGCCCGCAACGGACATGGTGATGCCGCCGGCAGCGGATACCGTTTCCGCGTGACCGGGTTTGATGAAGATAATGTCGCCGCGATTGGCGACAGTCTGGGTAGCCGCGTAGGCGAGCGTCGAGAAGGGCGAGTCGTAGGTGCCCTTGTTGCCGTTGCTGCCGCCCCGCTGTCCGGTCTGGAGTGCTGTGCCGTTGTAGACCCAGAACACCTTGCCGGGGTTGGCGACGGTGAGCGGCACGCCCTTGATGGTCACACCATTGGCAAAGCCCGTGGTGTAGTTAGCGCCGATAGCCATAGGAAGTCTCCTCTTGAACCGCTGTGCGATCCGAGTTGGAATGAAGTTTCAAGGTCGGAGGGTTGGGCGGAGCCCCGAAGAGTTCCGCCCATACCGGATCAATTGTCCGGCGTGGTGTTAGGCGCCCTGGCTGCCGAAGATGCCGCGCCAGTCGGCCCATCCAGGCACGTAGCGTTCGGTCGCCTTGTGCTTGTAGTTGCCGGTGTCGAAGTCGGAGTCCTTCTCGAGCGCAGCGGCGCGCCGCTGGAACGAGATGAGCCCCTTGGGCGCGTCGGTGGTGACGAACCAGGCGTCCGTGTCGGTCAGGAACGGCCACTCGACGACTTCGCTGATGATGCCCATGGAGCGCAGGGCATTGGTAGCGTTGTTCGGCGTGTCGTTCTGCCCCGTCGACTTCAGGATGCGGGTCGCGTTGAACGCTTCGTTCGGGGGAACGATGAGCGCCTTGCTCTGCAGCATGATGCGCAGGCCCGTCGAGTCCGTGGCGTTCATGATGTTGATCGCCATGTCCTCGAGCGAGGCCTCGGAGAGGTCCGCATCGGCCGACAGCGTGTTGGACTGCGTGCCGTTGACCGTCACGTGCGCGGTAGAGATCAGTCGAATGCCGTCAGCACCGAGATAGGAGTTGCTGAAGGCCCGGTTCAGCACGTTGGCGTGAACCGTTTCCTTGGTGTGCCGCATCGAGCGGGCGAGAGCCGCCGTCTTGTCGGTCGCCTTTTCCTTGTACTGATTGTCTTCCACGGACTCCTGGGTTTCCTGAAACCCGAGGCCGTAGACGACGTTGGTGAAGCGCGCAGTCGGACCCTGAGTGCTCGACGTGTAGGTGATGGCGCCAGCCTCGGACTTTACCGCGGCGAGGCCGAAGCCCGCGAGCTCCTGCACTTCCTCGTAGAGCTTGTCCGAAGTGCGTACATCGAAGATGCGCGAGTAGATCATCGGCTGATCGTTGTAGGTCGTGCCGAAGAGTGCTGCGAGCCCAGGCCACAGAAGCTTGGGGTTGTTGCCTGTCGTGATTACGCCAGCCATTTGTCAGTTCTCCTTTAGAGGCCAGCGACCTGGTCGACATAGCGGTGACGGTTGATGCGGACGAGCCAGCGGCACGAGTCGCCGATAGCGTTGTCCACGGCGGGAAGCGGCCGGATCAGGCGGATAGCCAGCGTGTTGGTGTTGGCTTCCGTGCTGTTATCGAGCGTAGCGCCCGACTTTCCGGTCGTGGTCGAGGGCGAGCCAATGGCCAGAGAAATATTGAGGCCGGCGTCGTTCGCGGTGAGCGCAGTGCCGCCCGTACCTTCCTGACAAACGTAGAGGACGTTGGGATCGGTGCAGACGAGCATGCGGCGCACGGTGTTGGCCGCGCGGTAGAGCAGACTGTCGCGGGTGTCGGGAAGGATGGCCACGACGACGCCGTCGATGACATCCGTGGTGGCCGCGATCTTGCCGTCACGAGTCACGGTGCCGTCCGCATTGGTCGTGGACGTACCGAGGGCGAGAATTGGATCGCCGATCCCGATGGCCGTGCCATCGCCAGTCGTGGTTGTCATCACTTCGCACATGCTGTTGAAAGCCGCGCTCGTGATGTTGCCGACCGGGCTCAGCCCGAACGGAGCATTTACGTTCGCCATGATGGGAACTCCGATAATGTTGGGGGTGCGCCCCCATCAGGCAAAGCCGTGAGGGGTTAGGCGCTTTCGATGATGTTGACGCCGTTGGGCGTGTAGACGCCGGCTCCCTTGAGCTCGACATTCTGCTCAGCCGTGCGACCGCGACGAATGGCTTCCTCGTTCGCGTCCAGCGGCTTCTGCTTTTCCTTCTGGTCCGCTTCGAACCAGTCCTTGCGCTTGCGCATCAGCACTGCATTGTAGGGCTTGCCGTCGATGACGCCGGCGTGGGCGGTGTTGGTCGTGCCCATGCTGTTGCCGTCCGGCTTGGCTCCGCCTTCCGGGGCAATGTCCCAGTCGTCGGCCTCGAGCTGCTGTACGCGGTTCTCGGTGTCGTTGGCGAAGCGGTACTGATAGGTCTTGCGATCGAGCTTGCGCTCATCCACCGACAACTTGATGCCGGTGTGGGATACTGAGCCCGGCTTGCGGCGGCGCTCCTGCCGTACTTCTTCCGCGCGGGTGGGTTTGGGGTCGGCCATTGGAACTGTCCTTTCAGCCGTTGTACGCTTTGAGCCACGACTGGGCGTCGGGGTAGATCTTGGGGTATGCCTTCATGTCGGCTTTCGCCTGTGCCCGCGCTTCTGGCGGGAGCTTCGACAGGGGATCGCCACGAGGGCCGGGAGCATCGCTGCCTCCGTCCACAGCGGCATGGCCATTCGCCGCTGGCTTCTTCTCAAAGTACTCGGGGAACTGCTCCTCGACGGCCTCAACCACCTTCTTGAGGTTGGTCGACAGCTTCATGTCGGGGCTCTTCTTGGCGAGGTCCAACGAGATGCCCTGCGCAAAGGCAGTCATCTTGATGTTCTTGCCGTACCAGTCGTTCTCTTTGGCGAAGGCGTCCTCGAGGGCCGTCTGGTCTTCGACTTCCTCCGCCTGCAACGGCGCTCCGTCGCGGCGCTTGTCCAGTTCGTCATCGATCTCAGCCACGAGCTCGACGTTGCCCGCCTTGACGGCAGCGGTCTTCTGCTGCTTGAGGCTGGCGACTTCGGCCTTGTGGATTTCCTCGAGCTTGCCGACAGTGGACTTGTGCGACTTCTCGATGCGGGTGAGCCGCTCGGCAAAGTCCTTCTCGATGTTGGCGATGATGCGCTTGACGTGCGGCGTCAGCGTCTCGCCGTCTTCCACGAACTCTTGTGCTGTCTTGAAACGGGCGGGCTTCTTGTCGCCCTTGAACTCGTCTTCAGGCACCCAGCCCATCTTGCGGGCTTCAGCCTCATAGTCACGGTCGTCCTGAGACGACAAAGCCGCCTGATCGGCGGCTCCTTCCGTGCCCTCTACGGCACTTGCTTCGGTGGTCATTGTCAGTCCTTTGCTGTTAGTCCTTAGTCCTTCAGTTTCGCCACAACGTCCTTATCGTTGAGCAACAAGTAGTCCTTGCCATCCCGCTTGCTCTTGACGCGGGCTCCGGCATGCTTGGCGTAGTACACGCGCTCGCCCGGGGCCGGTTTCGATGCGCCGGCCGCCGCCCATTCCTCAGCAGACGAGTAGCTGAAGGCCAGTGGCGACACGGCGATGATGGTGCCGAGCGTCATGGAGTACATCTCGCGCTCCTTGGCGCTGTCGGGCTTATAGATTTTGACTTCGCTGTCACCGACCTTCACGGTCGATAGCGTGTCGTCCACTTCATCAGGCAGCACGAGCACCTTGAACTCGGTGGGCTCGAACTCGGTGGGGTTGAGCCACGCTGCCATCGGTTTTGACGCCAAGGCCTCCGAGTCACGCTGTTGCTTCAGCGTCTCTGCCGCTCGCGAGATGGACTCGCGTTGGTAACGTTCTGCCGCGGCTTGAAACTGAGCATCCTCAGCTAGGTTGTGCACCAGCGTTGCGATACCATCTACGATCATTCCGCCTTGCTCTCCGCTTCCTTCACTGCCTCAGCTTCGTCTTCAGTCAGCACGTCCTCAAATTCGAGTAGAACGACGTGCATGATGCCGTTACATCGCCCCGCCTGATGGGCTAGCCGGGGCTGCGCCTCCGCCCATTCCTGCGGCGTTCGGGATGGGGCCTGGTTCCATGCCTGCTCCGCCTCCCATTGCGCCGTCTCCGCCGCCTGGGCCTTGAGGCGTCCGAGCACCAGCCGCGTCATCTGGCTGTCCTTCCATTCCTGGAAGTCCTCCTTGCTGAACGGCGGCAGCGTCTTGGGCATTCTGTCTCTCCATGCCGTGCTCAGCTTGGAAGTACTTCAGCAGGAGCATGTAGGCATTAGTCTGCTCGCCGGCCTCCGCTGCTTGTGCGGTAGCAATATTGGCAAGCGAAGCTGTGTCGTTCTTTGTGGCCTCGGTTTCGAGCTTTTCGATCGTCGCCTTGAGCTGCAGCAGGTTCATCTCCTTCATGGCTTCCATGAAAGGATCAGGCTGCGGCGGGGGAACGAACAGTTCGTCGACGTTCTCGACTTCCGCTGCCTCGAGCCGTCGCTTGTCGACGGCGGGCTGGTTGAACCACGGCTTGCCCATGGCGATCTGGCCGATCAGCTCAGCCTTCGCTACCTTCTGCATGGCTGTCGCCATTGCAGGATCAGCAACAGGCGTGACGTTCATGTCCTTGGCGTTGTAGTCGGCCTTTGGATCGAACTGCTCGTTCGGATCGTCCCAGAACTCGTTGTACGCCTCGGGCGAGAGGTTCTTCTCGTTGAGGTCCACGTGCATGCCAAGCTCGTCGCGGAACGAGCGGAACATGCGCTTGGTGATGGCGTTGAAGACCTTCATGCCCTGCTCGATGAGGGCCATGACAGTCGTGGGCTGCATTACCTTGCCGCCCGTATCGCCGGTCATCACGTCCTTGGTGGCAGATATTTCCTTGCCCTGCTCCACCATAAACCCGAGCAGCTTGAACAGCGTTTCGGATGGGCCGGGGAACTGTGCGAACGAAACAGCCTGGTTCACAGGCATGTTGGTGTTCAGGACCTTGAACTCGCCTTTGCCGAGCGTGATCTTCTTGTCCTTCAGACCAGCGGCTGAGGTGATGAACCCCGCCTGCAGGTTGCTCAGGTGCCCGGCGTCGAGCATCTCGTTGAGCGTGGTGTTGATGGCCTCGTTGGTGCTCAGCAGCAGCCAGCCGAAGCCCATGCCGTAGATGCCGCCATCGGGACTCGGCAAGAAGCTGTACTGAACGTAGTAGTCGCGCTTCCTTACTGCCGCGACCTTGCCCTCTGGCGTGACAGTGACGGACTCAGCGTCATAGTTCGGCACCAGCCGGCAGAGCTTCTCGCTCTCGAGGTGCACCGTCGCGATGTACGGCTCCGGGTATCCATCCTCGTCCAGATCGTAAAGTCGATGCTGTTCGATGAACTTGTGCGGCGCGTCGCTGTCCGTCTGTGCCGAGGCGTTGGGGTCCTCAGGATCGGGCCGTGCATCACCGTACTCGAACTCAGCGAAGCGGCCGTCGCGGATACGCTCCTCGATCTCGTACGGATAGAGGTACAGTTCCTCCGAGATGCGTGGCGTGTCCTTGATGGACCGGCTGCGGTAGTTCATCACCAGCCTGTCGGCCGTAACGAGCCGAGAGCACTGGCGCTTCAGCGTCGGGTCCCAGTAGCGCTTGCGGAAAGCCGAACCGACGATGGGCACGATAAGCAGAAGCCGATCGGTGTCAGGCTCCCATTCCGGCATTTCCGTCAGGAGCTGCCAGCTCATGTGCTCCGATACACGCTCGGCGCGCTTGGCTTTGGCTCCGTCCGCGTCGTGCCCGTTGACCTTGCACTTGGCAACGCGATCGTTCTGGATGAAGGCGGGATAGGTGCGAGCGTTGAACTGAATGGCTGCCGTTGTCAGCAGCGGGTACTTGACGTTTGCAGCCTTGGCGAAAGGGTAGTCCTTTTCCTCAGCCAGCAGCATGGCAAGATCGAGCGCGGCTTGCGTGCGAACCTTCCAGGCTTCACGTGAAGCATCGTCCAGCTTGTAGCCGTCGATGCACTTGCGAGCGATCTCGGTGCGCTGTTCCTCAGTGATCTCGGTGACGAGGTTCGGAACCTGCAGATAGCCCAGCAGCTTTGCGGCTGCGGGCTGCTCCTGCTCTCCGCCCTCCTCTGGCGCCATGTCAGCCGGGTCTGGCTCAACGTCGCTGGCATAGTCGAGTGCCATGAAAAGTCCTAGCGGTTAGCGACGGAGCGGAGTAGAATGGCGCTATGGAAAAGAGCGCTATCGTTTTCGGTTTCCCGAACGGGATGATTTGCACCTGTGACGAACGCACTGGGCAACAAATGCCAGACTACCAAGGCGTTGCCGCCGAGGTGTGGCCCGGCTTAATTGGGCGGCTCAACGAAGCTGGTTACAAACAGGTCACGCTAAAGGGTGTCTTCCCCGCTCCCGGGTCAGCGCAATTTGCTTCAGATGACGCCGTCACGCGAAGTGTTCGGCGCCTTATGAGCTAGTACCCCCCAACCGCGCTGCGGCTGTCTTCGCCTCGGTAGTCGTCTTCATCGTCATCGAAGCCCATCGGGAACGTGACAATGATGTCGTCGTCACACATGCGCGCCAGCGCATCGAGCATGTCGTCATGCGCTGCGACCGGGAACGCCTTGTATTCCTCCTCCACGAACACCTTGCTTAGGTCCTCGCTGCGCCCCTCGTAGTTGGTGCGCATGAACTTCTGCGGCAGGAGTATCGTGCCTTGCTCGAACTTCGGGATCAGCCGGCGGATGCGATCGTTCTTCGGCATTGGCCCGCCTAGCTCGGTGATGATGAAATGGTATTGCCTGCGGTCCATCTCGGACTTGATGTGCTCGATGTCCGACTGCATGCCGTAGCGCTCGTAGCCAACCTGCATGGGCTGATAGGCGCGATGCAAAGCGAAGATGGCCGCTGTCCGCTCAGTGAGGTTCAGCCGATCGCGCACGATGTCGAGCACATAGACCTTCTGGTCAGTGTTGAACCCGAGCACCCAAATGCTGGTATAGTCCGACGTGGCCTTCTTCTCGTTCGCCGGGTCCACGAGGATCAGCTTCACCATTTCCTGGTGCTTTGCCGTTCCCGGGTAGAACTTCAGCCAGTCTTCCTTGAACCCCTGCGTTTCGTCTGACTTGGGGTCTTGCAGCATCTGGCACCCGAATACGTACGGCCCCATGTCGGCGCGCTTCTTGGTCAGGGACTCGCGCGACAGGAACACCGGCTCGCCTTCGACCTTGCCGTCGGCAGTCGCCGGATAGATGCGCGGCACGACCGTTCCCCGCTCCATGATGGTGCGGTAGCTGTCGTTGTAGTGATAGCGCGTACCGATGAACCTGCGCTTGCCGCCGTGGCTGCCAAGGTTGTAGCTGAGGACGAGCGCTTCGGTGGTCTTGCTCATCATATCGGGCGTGCCGACTGACTCGCGCGTTACGATGTCGTCGTAGTTGAGCACTTGGAAGTGCTTTGAGGTGGGCTGCCCATCGACCACACCCCACGCCTCTACAGTGCTTTCCTTCGGGTTCGTCTTGCGCTTGATGACAATACCGTCATCCTCGCTCCACTTCGGAGCTTCCTTCTGGGGGTTAGCCCAAAGGATGTCGTCGTAGAGCTGCTTCAGATCCTCGTTGCTCTCGAACTCGCGCTTGATCTGCCGCAGGAACCCTTTGGCGATCGGGCGCGTATGAGAGAAAATGCCGACTGTGATCTCAGGATCGTTGAGCACGTCCTGGATGGTCAGCGCGTAGGTGATGATCGTGGACTTGAAGTGCTCGCGTGCCCACAGATCGAGGTAGCCATTGGGGTTTGCCTGCACCTCTCGGCAGCGGGCGAAAACCCAGTCATTGTCGGCGTATGTTGCCTTCAGCAGGTAGCGGAGCAGGAAGTAGAGGTCAGTGCGGCCCCACTCAGCGAGATACGCTTTCTGCTCCTGGTCCGAGCGCTCCCGCAATGAAGTCAGCAAAGGGTCGTATTGTGACCGCGCCGTGATGAGCGTTGTCGGTTTCAATTTTGCCAGAGTGCTCAACGGCAGCTAGCTTTGGATGCACATAGGGGGCGGCCTTGTTCGCTGCGTCGAGCCGCACGTCAGCCGACTTGTTCTCGTCCCGCATGACCTGAAGCATGTAGTCCAGCGGCGTCAGACCCGAGGCCGCGACTTCCGCCTGAAGCTCCGCGGTGGCTTTGTTCGGCACGCCTGCTTTGCGGCCGGCGCCGTCGCGCTTACCGCCACGTGCCATCGTTTGATTTCCTATGATTGTTATTCAAAGGCTGGGAATGAATTAGGCCCCCGCGCGTTTCCGCCGGAGCCTTGATGGTGGTTACTTGCGCCTGTCGCCCGGCAGTCGGGAGTTGAAGCCGATGGGGTTTGGCTTCTGCCGAACAATCGCGCGGAACTTTGAGCCGTCATCGCCGCGATACACGACGCGGACCGTCTTCTCGGGCTCGATGAAGACCTTGCCGAGATGGTCTGGGCCATATGCGTCCCACTCGTCTCTGTCGGACGTGATGCGCAATGGTTGCTCCTGAAATGCGAGACCCGCCTCGGGAACTATGCACTTGACTTAGCAAGGCCCAATCCCTAGATTCGTTGGATAGGGAGCGAGCCCATGAACCTGACAGCCAAGATTTTCAACGATGAAGACGCAGCCCGGAAGCATATCGAGGCTTCCCGTTGGGCCGATGGCGTCACCTGCCCGCTGTGTGGTTCGGTCAACGTCATGCGCATGGCTGGCAAGACGCAGGCCGGTTACTTCCTGTGCCGCGATTGCCGCGACAAGTTCACGTGCCGCACTGGCACCGTGATGGAGCGCTCGCATATCCCGCTCAACAAATGGCTGCTGGCGCTTCACCTGATGGCCTCCAGCAAGAAGGGCATCAGCGCTCTACAGTTGCAGCGCAACCTCGGCCTCGGCTCATACAAGACGGCGTGGTTTCTCGCTATGCGTTGCCGCGAAGCGATGGGCATTGATGCGAAGGCCGAAGGCCCGCTTGGTGGTCCCGGCGAAACGATCGAAGCCGATGCGACTTTCATCGGCGGCAAAGAGACCAACAAGCACGCCAACAAGAAGACCAAGGGCACCGTGCGCGCTGGCATCGGCAAGCAGGTTGGTCACACGCTCGTGGAGCGCGGTGGAGCTGCCCGCTCGCATCACGT